TCCTGCGGTTCCCTTCTGCCCTTTGTCACCTTGGTCACCCTTTGGTCCTGGAGGTCCTGGAATATCAGAGTCTAAACCTTTGTCACCTTTCTGTCCTTTATCTCCTTTCGCACCCTGGTTACCTTTTGCTCCTTGAGCACCCTTCTGACCTTGAGCGCCTTTAACGCCAATCTCTCCTTTTTGGCCTTGGTCTCCCTTAGAACCTTGATCCCCTTTAGCACCTTGATCCCCTTTAGCACCCTGGTCACCCTTTGGTCCTGGAGGGCCTTCGCCACCAGTCTCTCCGCGCTGTCCTTTGATTCCTTTATCACCTTGGTCGCCTTTCTCGCCTTGGTTACCTTTAGAACCCTGGGCTCCCTTTTGTCCTTTATCACCTGCAACCCCCTTGTCTCCCTGGTCTCCCTTTGGTCCTGGTGGCCCTGGAATGTCTGAGTCTAATCCTTTATCACCCTTCTGGCCTTTGTCTCCTTTAGCACCCTGGTTACCTTTAGAACCTTGTGCGCCCTTTTGTCCTTGGTCGCCTTTGACACCAATCTCTCCCTTCTGACCTTTATCACCAGTAATACCTTTGGCACCTTGGTCGCCCTTTGGTCCGGGTGGCCCAGGAATGTCAGAGTCTAAACCTTTATCTCCTTTTTGTCCTTTATCTCCTTTGGCGCCCTGGTCTCCTTTAGAACCTTGAGCGCCCTTGTCTCCTTGGTCACCTTTGACTCCGATTTCTCCCTTTTGACCTTTCTGTCCTTTCTGTCCCTTATCTCCCTGGTCACCTTTTGCGCCTTGTGCACCTTTCTCTCCTTGGTCACCTTTCGCACCAGAGCCACCGTCACGACCCTTCTCACCTTTCTCTCCCTTGGCTCCTTGGTCGCCCTTTGGTCCAGGAACATCAGACGCTGGGCCAATTTCTCCCTTTTGGCCTTTATCGCCTTGGTCACCTTTTGTGCCTTGTGCGCCCTTTTGTCCTTTGTCTCCTTGGTCACCCTTAGAGCCTTGGTCACCCTTTTGTCCCTTAACGCCAATCTGACCCTTATCACCTTGTCCGCCTTGTGCACCCTTTTGTCCTTTATCCCCTTGAGCACCCTTAGCACCGCTACCGCCATCTCGACCCTTCTCGCCTTTCTCACCTTTATCGCCTTTAGGTCCTGGTACATCTGAAGCGGGACCAAGGTCACCCTTTTGTCCTTTGTCTCCTTTATTTCCTTGGTCACCTTTCTGCCCTTTATCACCTTGGTCACCCTTTGGTCCTGGTGGCCCGGGTATATCTGAATCGAGTCCTTTGTCTCCTTTCTGTCCCTTATCGCCTTGGTTGCCTTTAGAGCCCTGTGCACCTTTGATGCCCTGGTCACCTTTAACTCCTATCTCACCTTTCTGTCCTTTGTCACCTTTCTGACCTTTGTCACCTTGAATACCTTTAGCGCCTTGATTACCTTTTTCACCTTGGTCTCCCTTGGCTCCTGATCCTCCGTCTCTACCTTTTTCTCCCTTCTCTCCTTTATCTCCTTTAGGGCCTGGGATATCTGAGGCTGGACCGAGGTCTCCTTTCTGACCTTTGTCTCCTTTATCTCCTGTAACACCCTTGTCTCCTGTGGTCCCCTTCTCTCCTTGGTCGCCCTTTGGTCCTGGAGGGCCTGGGATATCGGAGTCTAAACCCTTGTCACCTTTCTGCCCCTTGTCTCCTTTATCGCCTTGTTCGCCAATGCGTCCCTTCTGACCTTGGTCACCTTTGACGCCGATTTCGCCTTTCTGTCCCTTATCGCCTTGGTCTCCTTTAACTCCTTTGATTCCTTGGTCGCCCTTCTGTCCCTTGTCTCCTTGCGCGCCCTTGGCTCCAGAACCGCCGTCTCGTCCTTTTTCTCCCTTCTCGCCCTTCTGTCCTTTTGGACCAGGGATATCAGATGCAGGACCCAGGTCACCCTTTTGGCCTTTGTCGCCCTGGTCACCTTTCTGACCTTTGTCACCTTGGTCGCCTTTGACTCCTATTTCACCTTTCTGACCTTTGTCTCCTTGTGCCCCTTTAGCGCCAGAGCCACCATCTCTACCTTTCTCACCCTTTTCTCCTTTGGGTCCGGGTACATCTGAAGCGGGACCGAGGTCACCCTTCTGACCCTTATCGCCTGTAACGCCCTTGTCTCCTTGGTCACCTTTAATTCCTTGGTCACCTTTTTGTCCTTTGTCACCCTGGGCTCCTTTGGCACCACTGCCGCCATCACGTCCCTTTTCACCCTTCTCCCCTTTAGGGCCCGGTACGTCAGATGCTGGTCCAAGGTCACCCTTAACTCCTTTATCGCCTTTCTGACCCTTATCACCTGTAACTCCTTTGTCACCAGTGGTACCTTTCTGTCCTTTATCCCCTTGGTCTCCCTTTTGTCCTTTAGGACCAGGAATATCTGAGTCTAAACCTTTGTCACCTTTTTGTCCTTTGTCGCCCTGTTCACCGATGCGTCCCTTCTGACCCTTTTCTCCTTTTTCTCCTTGTGCGCCTTTATCACCAGCAACACCTTTGTCTCCAGTAGTTCCTTTGGCTCCGGTATCCCCCTTCTGTCCCTTGTCTCCTTTAGGACCAGGAACGTCTGAGTCGAGTCCTTTGTCTCCTTTCTGGCCCTTCTCTCCTTTGGCACCTTCACCGCCGCCTACTCCTTTTTGACCTTTGTCTCCGGTTTGTCCTTTCTGTCCTTTATCTCCGGTCTGACCTTTGTCTCCTTTAGAACCGTCAATACCTTTCTGACCTTTGTCACCCTGGGCACCAGTGTCCCCTTTGATTCCTTGATCACCTTTTGCTCCGGTATCTCCCTTGTCACCTGTAACGCCCTTTTGACCTTTATCGCCAATGGTACCTTTTTGGCCTTTGTCACCAGTAGTGCCTTTCTGACCCTTGTCGCCAACCTCTCCTTTTTGTCCCTTATCACCGGCAGTACCTTTCTGTCCCTTATCACCGGCAGTACCTTTTTGACCTTTTTCTCCAGTGTCGCCCTTGACTCCTGTCTCTCCCTTTTGACCTTTATCGCCGGCAACTCCTTTGTCTCCGGCAACTCCTTTGTCTCCTTGGCTGCCTTTGGCTCCGGTATCTCCTTTAACGCCTATCTCTCCCTTTTGTCCTTTGTCGCCTTTGTCACCGGCAACTCCTTTGTCGCCTTGACTTCCTTTGTCTCCTTGAGCGCCCTTGTCTCCTTGGCTTCCTTTTAATCCAAGTTCACCCTTTTGACCTTTGTCGCCTTTGGCTCCTTTATCACCGGCATCGCCCTTGTCTCCCTTTTCTCCTTTAGCCCCCTTAGCGCCAGGGAGTTGTTTCAAGTCGCCCTTTGTAATTTCTACATTGGTACACTCGGGTACAATAAAGTCAAACACAAGAGTTTCACCCGTTGTAATTTCAACAGTTACTTCCCCAGGTTTAATGATTTCTATGTCGATACCTTTTTCGGACATTAGTTTTCTACTATATCTTGAACAACATCAAACGTACCGTAGAACCATGTGTCTACAGTGCTGTCTGAAATAAGCGTTGCCTGTAATCCGTAAACATACGTACCAGCATCCACTTCCATATTAGTTGAAGATATAGTAATCGTGAGAACGCCTGCCGCAGTTCCGGAAATTGTAATGTTAGAACTTGTGATAACAAGAGGTCCATCGTCGTATTCACGAACCTCCATTTTGTAAGTGTACAGAGTTAAATCGACCGCTGTTCCATCAGAGTCTTTCACGTTTGCTTTTAGGGTAAACGTATCTCCCCTGCGGGCACATATGTTTACTATTGCCGCATTGTTTAAGTTTACGTTGGTGGGATTGCTACAACCGCAAGCCCCAGATCCACAAGATGAGCATCCCATTTTTTATGATAGTGTTAGGTTAGTTACTACGTCTTGGTCAAGCGGTGGGCGTTGCCCTTGACGCTGTGCAATCAATTTACTTTGAGCCAAGGCTTGTTTGTCTATTCGTTGGTCTTTGCGTTTCTCTGATTCGGCGTCCGCCATCATTCGATTACCGCTTTCTATTTGTTGCTCAACTACCCCGTACTCTCCCTTCATCTTCTCGATTTCAATCTTATACTGGTACTCAAGTTGAATCAACTGTGCTTTGACCTGTGCCTCTAATTGCATGCGCTGCGCTTCTATCTGCGCATCCATTTGTTTCTTCTGCATCTCCATCTGTGCCGCCATCTGAGTTTGCTGAGCATTTACCTCCGCTGTTACTTGTGCTTGCTGCTGGGCTTGTTCTTGCTGCTGCTTGATTCGTTTCTTTCTGCGAACAACCAAGAGTCTTTCAGCCTGCTCAACGTCTTTGATTTGACGAATGGCAATCGCATCTTCAAGATCAATTTCTCTTTGTCCAAGTGCAATCTGAATGTTTTGTTCAAGGTATTGTTTGTCTGTATCGTTCATCTCCGTCACAACCATGACACCAAAGTTGTACATGGCCAGGTTGTCAAATGAACTTAGAACAGCCATGTTGGTCTCACCAACAGCGTTCGTATAAACTTTATAAAGGATACTCTCCGGCGGAATAACCTGTAGACAGCGTACAATATCATCACATACTTTTTTGTACAGAACCATAGCGGCATTCGTGATATCGAATATCGCATTGTTACCTGCAGCCATTGCCATCTGATTTACACCTACAAGCGCTTCTCCTTTTGGTGTAGAACCATCCATCACCTCGTTGATACCTGTGGCATCTCTAATCATTCCGAGGTAGTGATTGTATAGCGCTACCAGTTCCTGGATGTTACGGATACGGTTTCCGATTTCTCGAACAGGTGGGTTTTGGAATCCTCCTTCTGGATTCTTGCTGCGGTAATAGAACACACCAGTTTGTTCATAGATGTCCTGGATTTCTAACGGTTGTAGTTCTCCACCACGTCCAAGTTGCACGTTCTCTAATCCCTCAATATCAATGATGAGTCCATCTGGTTTTGCTTTCGCAATAGACTGTTGAAGTTTCAAGTGTGTGATCTGGAGCATGTCGGCAAATCCGATAACAGAGGATACCATTGACTTTGGTATCATTCCACGGATGTTGGTTGCGACAATGCTGTATGATAAACGAGCACGTGAGATGTCGTGTACGTTCTTAGGAATGTTCTTCTTGGGCCCGTAGTTGAAGATGTGCTCTGTGCCCGTGATGTACGAACCACCATATACAGTTGCGTTCTTCATGTACACCGCCTCTCTGTTGTATACAGATTGCTGAGGTGCGTTGTACTCGTTACCCTTGTAGTAGAAACCAATGTTGCCGTATGCTGATTCTTTCTTCTCGTAGATGATGTCATCAACAGACATGTATTCAAAATCCAGGATTTCAATCTTGTACTCGTCGTATCCTTGACGGTACCTGGTTCCTGGTCTGTCATAAGTATACCCAGTGGTAGAGAACTGTGTAGGGTTATTACCGTACTTGTTCATTACCGTCTTAGCAATCTCCTCATACTGCGCTTCAGTGAACTGGTCACCAGCAATACGCTTCAAGTCCATAATCGTGATGTACTTAAAGTGTCCAGCGTAAGTTAGTTCGGTGAAGTTCGGATCATCCGTGTAGTTGTGGATAAACTTCTTTGGGTCTACATACTCTTCCTTGATCCCATAGTTAGGGTCGTTGCTTCGTTTAGCAACACCCATACCAAGAGTGGTCAAGTCTTCGACACAACGACGGTAGATAGATTGATTGAAGTCGTTCCACTTCAATGTCATCTCAGTAGCAATTTGTGCAGAGATTTCTGCGTCCGTCTTGATGTTAGTGTCTAAGAATATCTCAGTCTCTTCTGGAGTTTCTGGAAGTTGTGATGGGTCTTGTTTTACGTTAAGGCCAAGCGACTTAGCCTCTTCAATCATATCACGATTCTCGATACGCAATACTGTAGCGTTCTTTTTCTTGTCCTTCTCTGATTTAGAGAGTGGGTCAATAGCCTCAATCTGTGGGTATGGTTCTTTGGAAAGAATCTTGTTAACAACAATCTTTACAAACTTAGGAACGATGGGTACTGGCGTGTAATCCAGTGTTAGTAATGTTCCATCGCCGTTATTGTTCTCAAGAGAGTTTAGTATTTGTCTATAGATTGATGTGTCCTGCGTTCCTTGTGCGTAATCTCTACAGCGCTCAAACTCGCCGTTTCTTCTCCCGTATAGAGAGTTCTGATAGTCACTACCAATCCATTGAGCAAACATAGCCTTCGCATACGATAGGCCGTATTCGTTAGACATCTTCTCCTCTACTGGCGCCAATGGGTCCGGAAAGGATGATTGTCCATTTTTGTATTCGTTGTTCATACTCAAGATTGCTACTACTGCAAATATACCTCTTATTATCTTCGTATAATTATCTGACCTTTACGGAAGAATTGCTTGCCAGTGAAATCACTTTTTGGCTTCTCTGGCCTGTGGCCCTGTGCTGCAAGAAGTGCTAATCCACTCGAAATTGAAAGGTCATATTTGGTACGATCGTCTATCTTAAAATTAATCCAATCCTCGAGGGTTCTTTCAAAGTACATCTTACCAAACTCAAGGGTCTCCTCGTTCAGCCCTACGTGTGCATGTATGTAAGATTCAATAGCCTGTGCATGTGCCTGGATAACGTCCTGTGAGTTTGATGGTATACCCTTAGTCTTTGTCTTACTTCCGTATGTTGAGGTAAGGTGAGCGGGTCTGTCTAACAAGAAATGGTCGTAACCCCTTGATTCAAAGTACCTTGCAATTCCGTACTTGTTGTTCTCAATCAATACAGGGTATCCATAGAACTTAGCAGCCATCAGTATGTCTTCGTAAAATATCTTAGCCAACGGTGGACGTGACGCATACTCTGCCACAAACATATTAGAAGGGTGGGTCATGTTAAACTTATTAAAGAAGTGACATGCACCCTTAGAACCACGTCCGTCTACAGTGGCGTCAATATCATAACTATCCACACCAGCACAGCCCAGCCAGTTGTTCTCTGGCTTGGTCTTGTTTCTTAAATCTACTGGGGGCATCCATGCTACTCTCCATCTCCCATTTGGATCTGGACTAAATACAACCTCGCTGTCTTGTACGCCGTTTGCCCAATTGAAGTTCCCTACAACAACAGGTGATGGAAACAGGTCTTGATTGTATTCTATCTGCTCGTATATCTTCTGGACGTTAAACAAAGAAGCCTTGGCGCTATCTCTAAACGCCTCAGCCTCAGTAAAAGGGAACTGTCTAATTACCTCATTGAGTTCGTAAGAATCTCCTGCCAGTCCTTTTCTTTCATTCTTCAAGTAGGTCTTTGCACCTATGCTTATGTACTCACCCTCAAGTCCTATGATTGGTTTCTCTGGGTCGTCTACTACAGGCATACCATAGATGTCAAAGAACCCTTCTAATGCGTCGTACGCTGGTATAAAGCAGCCATACAAACCTGTCTTTGTTCTTCCGTTTGCATTTCTGTCATTAACATCGCTTGAGTAAAACATTTCCCGGTACTGAGTACCTCCTCGGTCCAGTGGGTTTACTGTACTACCTACCAGTGCTTTGCCCACAATCTTTCTACCTACCAGCAGACAAGTGCGCTGTATCCTCCAGGCTTCTCGTATATCATTACCTTTTTCCCATTTACCTGCCTCATCCAGATACAGGATGTGGAGTTTCTCGCCATCGTATGCGTTGTTGGTGGTGTTCTTCCAGTTAATAATTGTGTTAAGCGCCTCTCCTCTGGAAGAAGTTTTGTTCTTCTTTGTAATGCGCTTTGAAGGCTCCCTAAAAGCAAGTTCCATTCTGGGGTTGGTAGTACCATCTTGAATAGGTTTAAAGAAGAAAGGCAGTGACTTATAGATAGGCACCACCTTCTTCATGAATATATTCTCCTGCGCATCTGATCCTGTCTTCGACATGATGCCCAGTAGTTTCTCCTTAACCTGTGTACCTTCGTTCACCAGGATAGCCGCCGACATATTCGTGTATCCAGATCGACGACACTTTACGTATATCTGCCCTATACAGCGTGGGTCTGCTATACAGGCCTCAAGGTGTACGAATAGTTCCCGTTGAAAGTCGAGGTACGATGGGTATCCGATATCAATCTTACACCACTGTAGGAAAAAGTAGTGGTTTCCTGTGATGTAGGTAGGTACCCCGTTGTTGTAGAACCATACTCCATTTCTTCTTCTTTTGTATTCTTGACTAATGTATGGGGTGTGTTTCTTTCGGAATGCTTCCGGCATTTCCATCCACTCCTCCATAGAACGTATCCTTCTGAGTTCCTGTGGTAATTCTTCTCTCACCCAGCGTTGCTCCTGCTTGGGTTTGTCGTGGAACAGTATGTCTTTCTTAGCGGGTTTCTTGGGTAACTGTATAGGTAAGTCAAAGTATAACCTGACATCTCCTTCGGTTTTGTCAGGGCATATATTGACTACAATGTCATCTTCTATTTGTACAAGTCCCGCCATTTTACTATCTTAACACTAAATTAACACCAGTACTATGAAGAAACTATTGCTATTCGTAGTGGTGTGTTTGCTTACATCTTGCGCAAGTAGCGCAGGTACAGCGGGTCAAACTTGTGTCTTTGAAGACTGCGATATCGCCGCCGTACACTCACACACTACATACTGGGCTACGTACTAATAATCCCAGTAAATGAAGACTTGACTACTTGGAGTATTGCTCTGCGAATCCTCCGGAGTAGTCTCTTTCTTCTTTGATTTCTCCATCTTGCTTAAGTCCTTTAATGAGTTGCTCAAGTCTTTCTCT